TACGATAGAGAGCGAATTGAAGAAGATTGAGACTTTCCGTGAGAGGGTACAGAAAGAGTGTATTTGTGTAGATTACAGTGACAAGTGTGCCTACGTCGGGCGAAATTCAGTCAGTAGCATCGGACAAAATCAGTCACTCACGAGTCTGCTAAACTAATTTCGCGGCAAAGATAATCATTTTTTCCTTAAACTATCACCTTTTAACTCAAATCTTTGTGCAGTATGCACGATTCTGTCCAAAATGGCGTCCGCAGCAGTAGAGTTTACCTTCATCATGTCATACCAGTTAGCCACAGGTAGCTGACTGACAATGATGGTTGACTTCATGCCATGACGGTCTTCCATCAGTTCCATAAAATCGAGCATCTGCTGCTTGTCGAGCGACCTTACACCAAAATCATCGATGATAAGCAGATCAGTGTCGGCAAGCTTCTTGAAAAACTTAGAGAGAGTACCCTCGATTCGATTGTTCGTAATCTCCTCAAAGAGCTTAAACACATGGAAGTAGCGCACCTTAAAGCCAAGCATACATGCCTGATGGCCCAGAGCTGTAGCAAGCCAGCTCTTACCCGTACCAGCAGGACCTGTGATGATGACAGGGATGCCACTCTTGATGTAGCGACAGGTGGCCAGTTCCATAACACGATTCTTGTCCAGTCCGCGGGTTACATCAAACTGGGTTTCCATGAGGGTTGCCTGATAGCGGAATCTGGCATGCTTGAGCAGACGCATGTTCCGGTTTTCATTCCTCTGCTCGTTCTCTGCCTGCAAAAGGAGCAGCAGTCCGTCGCGCAGGGACATACCATCGATACGTCTGGTCTCTACGAGCGATCTCCAGCACTGTTCCATGCCAGGGAGTCGCAGTTGCTTGATTGTTGCTGAGATTTCGTCCATAATTCGACTGATTTATATTAAACGTAAGTGACTTGCTATACAAACAGCCCCCTGATGTTCTCGTGCTCAGGCGGTGCTATTATATCATCTTCACGACAGGTCTCAAGGATGCCCAGGCATTTGCTCTTGATGGCTCGGTCAATAAACTTATATGAGCATCTGTCAAGACGTATGGCATGCTCACAAGCGAGGTTAAACAGAATTGGTTCCGTAGTCCTCTGAAGGCGAAGCAGAGCATCACAGCGATGATAAAGCACCTCAGGAGGTGTATCCTTGGACAGATTGCCAAACATGGTCTCTACCACGATTCCGAGGTTCTCGTTTACATCACGGCTCCTGCTGATGTAATAGGCTGGTGACCTTAGCCTGTAAGCCTGACTGTTGGAAGCCATATCTTCCTGTTTGGTGGAATAAGTGCCAGGAGTTCTGTCTCTGTCCCATTCTCTGACAAGCATACCATCAGGCGTGTATATCTTCACAACCGTGGCTGTATATACAACCTGCATGCGGAAGCCAATAAATTTGTACGGTACAGAGTAATAGTGCATGTCACGCCCAAGATAGACACAGCAATTATCATCCACAGTCAGGTTGGTATAGAACTTGGGCTCGTAATACTTCTCAGGCAGAGGGTTGAGATTAGGCTTCTCTATGGCAAGGAAAAGCTCTTCACGAGTCTGTGGACGTTGTTGCATACGCTTCTGGTTGTGTTCCTTCATCTTTTGGGCAATGGCAGCATTCAAATCCTCAATAGAATAGAAGATGTCATTACGGAGTGGAGCAAAGACCCTGCGGTAGATAATCCTCACATGGTCTTCAACGAGACTCTTGTCCTTAGGATGCACAGGACGTGCAGGGATGGCAACACAGCCGTAGTGGTTACAGAAGTCATCAAAAATCTTGTTGAGCACGGGCATCCCATTCTCACGCTTGATGACTGCAGCTTTGAGGTTGTCAGGCACAAGGATCTTCGGTACTCCGCCTATGTGCCTTAGGAAACATTCTACGGCACGTATAAAGTCCTCTACTTTCTGCGACGGTACTGCCATTGCAAAGCCATAGTCAGTAGCTGGCAGACAGGCCACAAAGACCTCCACGCTGTGAATCTCGCCAGTATCTATGTCTACATACTGCATCTTGCCACCTGCAAAGTCGAGGAAAGCCTTTTCTCCACCTACGTAGAGATCCTTAAGGATTGTAGATGCAGTCTTGTCAGTAGTGCCTGCGATATACCTGTTGAGATGTTCTTTGAATTGGGTAATTCCATAAGGGCGGGCAGACTCCTTGCGGTATTCCTCCCATAGCAACTGCATTGTCACATGGGGGCGTTTCAACTCAGACGCAAAGTACGGGAGCATCGTCTTCAGCTCGTCAAATCTGGCATCTGAATAGGCTGCATTGCCTCCCACCATGCGATGGGCAAGAACAGGATCGTCGAGAGCCAGGAGCTCATCGATACTCAGGCTGTCCTTCTTCGCCTGGTTGATGTACTTGTTTACTGTGTTCTTGTCAAGCTCCACTGTCTCCGCAATCTTGCGGTTGGACATGTCACCATTCTTGTAGAGCCGGAGAACTTGTTTCAATTTACTCATGTCTACTGGTTTATTTGCCATAATCTTCTCTGCTTGTGAATATTACTTTCACTTGCAAAGATAGCAAACTTTGAGTGACTGAATTTGCTCCGACGCAGAATTCTGTCGTTTTGACTAACTGAGGCACCGATTTTTTGATGTCACTGACTGATTTCGCTCCGATAGTCACTGATTATCAGGACTTTATTTTGCAAAACTGACTGAATTTGCTCCGACGAAAGGGCGTTTTGGCACCCTTTGGAACCCAGTCAGGAGACAGTGACTGAATTTGCTCCGATTTTCGGGCTATTTTTCGGGCTTTGACTGAATTTGCTCCGACGAAAAGGTTGTTTTAAGACCAATTCTTGTCGATTTCAGTTCAAAATCGCCTCATTCAGCTGACTGATTTGACCGTCCTAATTGACTGAACATGCTCCGATTTAGCTAATGGTTCCCTCAGAGAACGGAGTGTTGTGCTCGGCCATAGGGTTTTACCATATTTTCACCCCATAAAATTAAAATATAGTATTATTAGGCTATTTTGTAATCTCTAAGATTACATTCTAGGTTTATATTTTCTTAAATCTTCAAGTGGTGGATTCCATTTAATAGGCTGCCAAAACAACTTTAGACTACCTTTGTTATATTCATCTTGTGCAATACTAGTAAATACTACACTATCTTCATTTCTTTCGTAGGTCATTTCAGAACTTAGTACTTTTATCACTTCATCGACAAAGACGTTAAGTTTCTCTATACTTGTAAAAAAGTATATTTCGTAACCACCAAAATTTACATTAACCCAACCACCTCTGATTGCTGTTAAACAATATTCTTGTGCCATAACTATACATTTAAAAGATTAAAACTGCAACTATCTTTCACAGACGGTTGCAGCCGCTCACAATTGAACGTTACTTATCTCTGTACCGAAATAGTGTAAACACGTTCATTATTTCTCTGTGGTTTCATCTTCTTTAGTTTCATCTTCATCTGAAACTTTACCATTAAGTGCATCAAGTTCGTTTTGTGATTTCTTGATAAGTGCTTTAAGTTCTTTCTTACGCTTGCTTATAGTTTCCTTATAACTCTCAATTGCTTCTAGAATAGGTTTCTTTTGTTCATCCGTACCATTCTTTAGAATTACTTCCACTAGTTGAATCATCTTTTTTGTGATTCTAATTGGTTTCTTTTCTTCTGCCATAATCTTTATAGTTTTAAAAGTGAAACATATTATTATAATTCTTTTACTTTCATTAATCCATTATCCAAGTAGATTTTAATAATAGAACCTACTAAGGATTCTACTTTGTCATTGAGTGTATTAACTTCATTCTTAGTTTCTCTGAACTTGTCTAACCCCACATCATTAACAAAATCGCTTTCACCAAGATAATCTGATAAATCCCATAATTCTGACTTGATATTTTCAATTCGTGCCATAATGTAATTATAGGAATATTCGTTATCTTCATCATCAAATATGAATGTATCATTTATTTCTTCCATAATCTTTAAAGTTTTAAATTAATATATTATTCAAGTTCGCTTTTTCTTCTATAGTCATTTTCAAAGTATTATAGAACGTCTGCAATATCTTCTAGTGGTTGGTCTTGATACTCTTTTAGAAGATTATCTAACTTTGTTTCTAATTCACTAATTCTACTATTCATAACCATAAGTTTTTAATTAACGGTTGCAAATATAAGAAATAGTTTTTAAACAAACAAGAAAAAAAGGGAAAATCTTTATTATTAGATTTTCCCTTGAATAGTTCTTAACTAGAATTTGATTACACTTTTTCTTTCAGACTAGAATAATATTCTTTATTGCTTTCTAGTCCTACGTCTTTACAAAGACCATCAAGTTTACAAGAAATATCCATTAAAGTGTTTCTTGCAAGATACTTGTAATCAGCATTTCTTAGATACTTCAAATAGTACTTTTCAACTGAACGATGTAGATTAATAAAGTTAATCTTTTCTTGGTCTGTGCCTACATCTTCTAAGTAGGTCTTAATTAAATCAAAATAGATATTCATAATTTATAGTTTATTTAAATTTCTGCTAATATATAGATAATAATTTGAAATCCCAAATTTTGAAATTAGAAAATAAAAAGTGCCACCTACTTTCACAAGCAAGTAACACCAAAATATAATTTAATATGGACTTAACAAATTAATCTTTCATTATTATATCTTTCTCCTTTCTAACTCTCATTATAACCCTACCACACACGTTGCAACCTCTATACTTTCCACTAGTTTCATCAAGTAAAGCCCCAGCAAAGTAATCCCCCCAGTGAGAATCTTCTACTATATATTTATCACTATATTTATCTAATACTTTTCTAAATTCCTCACAATATTTATACTTTAACCTATTACTAAAATAACTATTTTTCCAACTCTCTATTAAACTATTCTCAAAACCTAAATCTTTACTTCTTTTCTTATCTATTATTTCACTACACTTTCTAACCAATTCATTATTTTTAACTTCTTTTCCACTCTTACAATTTAAAACAACCTCTATTACTTCTTTACTATTATCCAAATACTTTCCCCACTTCTTAAACTTTCTATAAAATATAATCTGTTCACTAGAGTGAAATATATAACCATCATAAGGAATTTTACAACCACTATATAAATTACTCAAAATACCTATTTCTTTCTTTTCTTCATCTTTACTTTTCAAACAATAACTATTAAATAAAACTATATCATTAATATCATACTCCTTTTCATATTTTATTAACCCTTTTAGTTTCTTCTTAGCACCGTTTTCGTTATACTTTCGATGAAAACCAAACTTATAAAACCCACCCATAACAACTAATTAATTATTCTTATCAACTTCTATTAATCCAACATTCTTAATATAATATATATCTACTATATTATTCTTATAACCCACTTTCCTTATTTCTTTATCACTCTTAAAGAAACTACTATAGAACACCTTAATACCTCTACTAATAGCCTCTTTAACTAATTCTAAATCTACTATTTCATTTTCTTCTATCGGCTCAGTTGCAGCCTCAAAGTCTTCTTTATAACTACTTACTTTTACTTCTTTCTCAGCCTCTAAACAAGCCCCTATAAATTCATCATTACTTTCTTCTAAATCATCTTTAACTACTTCTTTATTTACTTCCAATTTCTTACTTTCACCAAATCTATCTGACTTCCTACCCTTTACACCAAGTTCGTAAGTTCTATTAAAGTACTGTGCTTTCTTGTACCTTAAATCCAAAGTTTTCTGCTTCCTAATTGAATCAATAGCACCACCAAAAACACCACCATCTAGCACGTTAATAACCTCATTGATGAACTTAACTTTTTCCTCACCACTAGTTTTTAAATTACCCATTTTTCCTAATTTTTAATTAAACAAAATACTAACCTATATTTGCAAATATACGAAAAAAAATTGAAATAACCAAGAAATTGAAAAACAAATTTCATTGATTATCCCAATTTTTATATTTTCCTAACAAAAGATACTCCCCAATAGGCTTTTGTTTCTCCTTATAATAACTAATCTGTCTAAGATTAAGGTCTGTACCTATATACGCTTTCACTTCTTTAAGACTGCTGAACACCTCGACTAGTTCACCGTTCTTATATATATAAGTCATCTGTTGCCCCTTTAAAGCCTCTGTAAAGCGTTGTTTCGCTTGCTGTGGGTCGTAAATAACCCTTGTTAATAAAAAGCCCTTATAAACCCTTTCTAGAGTGCTCCAAGATTTAACTGTATTGTGATTCCAACCAGTTTTCTTTGCCATATCACCGCCATTGTCATAAGTGGCTACTAGTTCACCATCACTGTTATATTGGTAGATTCTGTGATACTGAATATATGGTTTCTTTTCCCTAATTGGTTTCGGTGTTTTAACTACTTTAGATTTTACTAGTTTCTTTTCTTTGTCTGTTTTCTTTTCTTTGCCCTTTAAAGCCTCTCTAAAGCGTTCTAATAGTTGTTCCTTGGTGTAACTAACCCTTGACAATAAAAAGCCGTTGTAGGTCTTTTCTTGGTCTGCTGCCTTATTCACGAAGTACTCTCTATATCCAAACTTCTTTGCTAATTGTTTTCCGTTTAGATACTTGTCTACAAATTCACCATCTTTGTTATATCTATAAATTGGGTTAATCTCAATAAATGGTTTTGATTCCTTAGATTTATCAATTACCTTTGATTTTGGCTTTCTCTCTGTCTTTAAGATGATTGGTTTGGAACTGTTGTATAGTTCGTTATATATATCATCTTCACTTAGTAGGTATTGACCTTTTTTCATTTAGTTCTTTATATATTTCACTTGCTGTTATTTCATCGTAGAAGTTGTAACTAGTTAATCGACTCTGTACTATTCTATCATTTTTAATTAGTTTTGCATTATAAGATTTATAGCCATAAGCATTAGCCCATTTGTAACCGCTTTCATAAGCACCTACCAACTTACCATTTTCATTATAACAATAAATAGGTTTTCTTTTCTTTGCGTTTTTCCAAGTTCCATCTACAAAAACTTTTCCGTGTTCCATTGCGAAACGATACTTAGCAAAAGCAACATCTTTTGTTAATTCCTCTTTGCTTAACAGATAACCTTTATAAATCCATTCTTGTTTTAAGTAGTTATAAACCGTTGTACCATTTCCGTTTAAATCTTCACAACAATCTCGTTTCGTGTTCCAATGTTTAACAAGTTCACCGTTGTTATTATATCCGTAAACTTCATAACCATCTTTGTATTTGTTTATAGGTGCTTTATAGTCTTTTAGTGCTTCTGCAATTTGCTTTCTAGTTAGTGCTACTATTTCATCCCATTTTCCCCAATTAATTTCATCTTTGAATTGTTCACGTGTAATTTCTATATATTCGTTCATATTCTGTCTTTATTATAAATATAACAAAAAATCCGTTTCTAATCAATCGTAGAAACGGATAAAAAAATAACTTAAAAAAAATAATGTATTAATATACATGATTCGCTAATCATTTTCTATTTCTTCATCTTCACTATCTTCGTCTTTGTCCTTTTGTGTAAGATACTTGATAGTCTTAAATTGGTAAGTGTAATCTATACCAATCAAAGCACCAGCAAACGTAGCAACTTCACCAAATGCAGTTAATACACTAGCGTCAATTATTCCTTGTGGTGGTATAAAAAGACTAACCCACAAAAGCACCATTCCAATAACAGCCATTGAAACACCTAATATTAACTGTATTGTCATTTTCTGCTGCTGTGATATTGGTTTTATTCTTGTTTTTTGATTTCTCATTTTACTTTCTCATATTGGTTATATATAAATATCATCATAAAGAAAAAAGTGAGCGATTTACACCCACTTTTTTTTAGTAATAAATTGCCGCCAAGCGTATTTCTTTCTATAGGATATATAGTAAGTCCAATCTTGGTATAAATACGCCTCACGCTCAAAGGAAATAGCCTTATAAGCCTTGTTCCAATTGAACTTGTAGAACGGTAACTTTATAAGGAACTCAAACACATACCAAACATAGAAGAAAACGTAAGCAAGTTCTTTCATTTGTTCCGTGTGTATCTCTTCGTGTCTAATCTGCCATTCTTTCAAGTCTCTTTTGGTGAAACAGTAACCAAACAAGTTAATTGCGTAGTAACTTCCAAAAGGTATTAGTTTATTCTTTATTATCTTCATTAACTCCAATCATTAATCTTTAAGAATCCATTATCATCGACGTATATTTCACCTGAACTTGTGCTAGTTCTGTTGCTGTTGCTAATCCACATACTTTTGCTACTAGGCTTTATTCTTAGTTTTCCACTTGAATCAATGTATATAACCACTTCATAACTGCCATTTGTAAGTTTCACAAATGGATTATTGGAGTTGTTAATACCAACTAGTACGTTTTTCGTACCCTTTTCAAAACTTGCAAGTGTCTCTGCACCGTTAGCCGCTATACTGATAGAATCATTATAAGCGTGATTCAAATAGATTGAATCCATTGAGTAAGTAGCGTATTTACTTGTGCTGCTTGAACTTTCAGCAAAGCGAAGATAAGGGTTACTGTTGCCAGTTCTACCAAGTCGAAAAATCTCATTTCCGCTTGAATCTTTAGCGTTAAGCCATACCTTATTACCGCTACTACTTACAAAGTCTACATTATCACTTGACATTGTAATCTTTTTGGCTGTTATATCAATACCTGTTTGATTTAGTTTTCCCTCAATATCTTCTGTAACATTTGCTGTAATACTACTTGCGGTTTGTCTTATCTCAGAACTTGTAACGTAATCACTCTTAATATTATTTATATCATCTTCTAAACTGTCTATATCGTGATTGTGTGTACTCTTAGTTACGTAGTTTGCAGATACAGAAGATGTAATAGATGTTGCTGTTTGGTTAAGTTGTGAACTTGTCACATAATCCCTCTGAATGGTGCTAACGTCACCCTCCAAATCATTGACATCACTACTAAGGCTGTTCACGCTACCACTAACACTATTGATATTATTATTAATCGTTGTTATACTAGATGTGTGCTGTGATACTGTTGAACTAAGACCACTTGCAGTTTGTTGAAGTGTTGAAATATTAGTTGTGTTAGTTGAAACTTTAGTGTTTAATGTTCCTACAGTTCCACTAAGACTATTCAAATTACTGTTGGTGGTCTGTATATTACCGTTTAGCGTTGATGCACTAGTAGTTAAATTGGTTATACTTGTAGTGTGTTGTGATACGGTTGAAGTTAAGCCAGTTGCAGTCTGTTGAAGTGTTGCAATATCTGTAGTGTGACTGTTCACAGTTCCACTAACTGTATTAAGTCTATTGGTTAATGTCCCTATAGAGGTTGTATTAGCAGAAACAGTAGATTTGATTTCATTGTCAGTTTGTGTCAGTTGGCTTATACTCTGTGTATGACTTGTAACAGTGCCGTTTAGGGCTGTTATTTTACCGTCTAACGTGCTTGCAGTAGTAGATATAATAGTTTCTATATCTTGACCACTATTGTTATTGTAACTGCCTTTAAATTGATTAAGTCCATTGCTAATTATATTCAGTCTGTGGGCTGATAGGTCGTAATCATTGATGCCTGCATACTGTACTATTGACGGTGCTTTAATACCTTTATCCAAGAACTGACTATTATAGGCACTTATGATGATTGCCGCTTGTCTCGTGGTGTCTGTTCTGTTTCCAAGTTGTACACAATTGTCACCAACTTTTGGTGTCATACTATAACGGTCACAATCACTACTAGATAAGTCGAAATAATGGACGTCCCTAGTTTGACCGTCAATAGTTGTAGTAGTGGAACCAGTGCCAGTTACCAAACGCCAATACCATTGATTAGAAACGTTATAACTTGTGCCAGTTGCTGCATCAAAGGTTTGACATACAACTTGGTCGTTTATCTCAAAACAGTTATAAATCTGTCTACCGTCATCGTCCTTTGCTCTGTAGTAGCACCTCCAACCGCCACTGATTGTATCTACCTTATCAAGTACTGCGTTTGCAGGTGTTATAATCACTGCACCTTGGGTTGCCTTGATTTCGTCTATAATCAACTTGAAAAAGTGTGCTGCTTTGGTAACTGTAAGGTAATCACAAGTGATTTCCTCAGAAAGCAACGTTTGTATATATCCGCTTATCGCTTGCAATTGGTTAGTGTCTAACAGTCCATTAACTTTAGCGTTTCCAAAGATTCCCTTTGCCGCTTGAAAATCACCCTCTATAATTCCGTTACTTGCAGTTATACCAGTATAGTCAACTTCAAAAACGTTATGTCTGTCTAAGTCGCTAGTACCGTCACCGACTGAAAACAAAGTCATTCCCTCAGTAGACTTGTTATATTCTCCAATTGCTAATTCACCCTCATTTGTGGTTTGGGTGTTAGAACCAATAGCAACACTGTTAGTACCTGCTGCAATATTGTTACTTCCGCTAGGAACTAAAGAACCGTTTCCAACTGAGGTTTGCCACATTGTATTTGCTGTTACGTTGGTAGTGCTTCCACTGTTTGTAACTGAATCGTTATACAGTGCCCTATTTGCTGAAATATAGGTGCTACCACCTCTTTTGTTTTCCTTTGGTACGTTGTATTTGATTATTGTCTCTGCCATCTTCTTATTTCTCTACAAGTGTTATTGTGGTCTGATTATTGTAATAGTCTACGTTCTGACTGTCAACTATAAAGGTCTTACCATTTATCCAAGATGTTGTTAGTGTCTGATATGGTGCTATATCGTTATTCAGTTGCAACTCTAACCTAATCCTAGGTGTCTTGTATTGGTTGCAGATACGGTTGATTAATATTTCCTCTGCTGTCTTATTCAGATTCATTGCTGACATTGATAGTGTAGTTACATACTGATAACCATAAGTGTTTTTAAACGCTGTGCAACTGTAGTTTGGGTTTTTATTGTCGTGCGTACATATCTTAAACTCTACATCATCAAAATCTTGCACGTGGTGCTCATTGATAACGTTGGTATATACTGTGTCACTCTCATTTACATCTGAATAAGTAGGGTCTCCAACCACCGCTATAATATCAAAGTCTTTTAGGAAAACGACTGAATGGTCGTGTATGTGTCCGACATCTACACCAGTTTTTGATGAATGATAATTAGGTGTGTAAGGGCAATAAAGCGTTATCTTTGGTAAACCACTTAACAGTTTGTTTGTTGGGCAAGGTATGCAGTAACCTTTTTCATCTGTTCCAATTCTCCAACTTACAGTATTTACAAAATCCAAGTCTTTAAACATTGTTGCATCCGCTCGCCTATCGTCAATGTCTGCTGCTTCGTTCATATAGCGTATTTTGAAAGTGGTGTTTGAAGTAGTCCACGCTGAACCGTTCCAATACTGATTGCCCCATTGCAGTTTTGCTAATATATAGGTGTCGTTTGAATCCATTGAATAACGACCGTCTTTAATATCCACATCTTCACCAGTTGGGATTGGGTAAGGGTCTTCGTTAAAGTAGTGCCAAACGTATTTGCCACTAATTATAAGATAAGCGTTTTCGCCTCCAAATAAGGCTGTAGAATCTACATCGTTGGTGCTTACGTAAGGATAGTTTTGAATTTGATTGTAGTTAATAAAATGGCTGTCCCAGATATTCAACATCATCAAATAGTTTTTGAAATCAATACTGCCTACTTCGTTTCGTGCCAACCATTCATCAAGTTGCATTTGATTGCTAGTTACTTGTCTAATCCACTGTTCAATTGTGCTTGGTGCTTTATCTAGTTTAACTATATCTGCTTTCAAGATACACGCGCCGTGAAACGATTTCGTATCAGTATAGTTAAGTGCCGTATTGGTTGCACCAAAGTACGTGTGAAATGTGTAGTTTGGGTTAAGGTAGTATTTAAGGAAACAAGCGTTATACGTTGTATATATGTCGTGCTCAGGGTCGTAAACCCTATCTACCATACAAATCATATTGTTATTTGTATCGCTGTCTTGGTTTCCCATCTTTCCGCTAACCACTTCGCCATACATACCATTATTGATGTTGGTGGAACTTGCTAGCGTTGGGTCACTTGATTTTGTTACATTAACTGCACTGTCATATATTGATGGTATCACACTATCAAACGTATAAAACGAATCTTTAACAGATACTTTGTTATAGACGTTATCAAGTGAAATAGTATTAGCACCTCCCATATAATCAGCTTGGCTTATTGCAAGGGTCTTGGATAGTGTTACTTGTGTGTAGGCTGTTTCCCCTATGTTGTACTTATTATAGGTGTTGTAGCCACCTTTAATTGCGTCATAATCCAACATATAGATACTATCGCCATCTGCTACACAAACATAGCCTAGGTATTTGCAAATTTCCTCCAATACCTCTTGACAAGTCCACGCTACATCATCATCTGTTTCCGTATCTTTCTTTTCATCAAAAAAGTTTTGTTCACTGATATATAAATCATTCAAGATAGGAACTGTTGAAAGTCTGTATACGTTCCTTGATACATATAGTGTCTTATATACTTCACACTTAACGAGAATCTTGTTAAGTATATCAATAAAACTAAGTATCTGTTTCGGATTAGCAGAATACTTGTAATACTGCAAGATTGACAAACCGTCAATTGCTTCTATCTCTAATTCTTCGTGTATCTCAGTAAAGCCATTGTTGTATAGAACTGGCGTTGCAAAACCTCCCCAAACAAGATTGCTGTCTTTGTCGTATAGCCTAATCTTTGTTCCATTTGCTTCACCACTATAGACATCAAACTTATAATCAGTTTCACCGCTAGTAACTATCTTAACTGTTGCACTGCTGTACTTGCAAGGTTTATAGATATTTTCGTTACTGCTATCCATTTCAGTAACAAAAGGTGAAACACCCAATTGGATATTGAGTGTTCGCCCACTTGTTCCATTTGTGATTATCTCTACTGTATATTGATTGCCTTTAAGGTCGTAAAATTTTCCTTGGTATCTCATTACTTAATTTTGTTCATTTTATCGTTGAAATTATTAAGTACACCGTGTAGGTCTTTTCCTCTGATAACGAAATTAACGTTACCACCATTTGCACCACCAGTAGCACCTCTGTCTAATAAGTTAAACAAGTTCTTTTGTTGGTGTCCGTTAAGAATCATTTCCCCACTGTTAACCCTTGCAAATAGTCTATCACCACCGTAAGAATTACCACCAACGATACCACCGTTAGCGAAAGCACCTACACTTGCTAACGCTGCTAAAACTGCCGCTACTGCTGCTGCAATTGCGATAAGTGAGAATGGAAAAGGCATTTGTGCCGCTCCTGCAACTGCACTAACGCCTGCTTCTACTGTCTTTGCTGCTGTAATATTTGCAGAATTAGCAACTTCTGCTGTCGCTGCTGCTGTTGTTTCTGCTGCTGTTGCTGTTGCTTGTGCGCCCATTAGTTTTTGTATTGTGGTCATTGCTTCCATAACACTTGATATGGTCTGAATAATACCAATACCAGTTTGAAGAACACCCATAAATATTTGCCAAGCGTTAGCACCCTCACCAATTGCATTAGAAAGTGATTCAATATCACTTATCACATTATCAAAAGAAAAGAAAGCGTCTGTAATTGAACTAGCGTTATCTGCAAATTCATTGAAATTGTCTTTAGTCTTTTCAAGTGCTGTCCTTGTGTCTATAACTATTTCAATTGGTTTTCTTTTTAGGAATGTTGTTAACTCTGCTGATATATTAGTAGCCGTTGCCACATTTGGTTTCAGATTAAGTTTAGACATATCTAATTTCTGTGTAGGCTGCATCAACTCCGCTAATTGACCTTTTGTTTTTCCAATCTCCTTTTGTAGTTCCTTAATTGCTGTAGGGTCAACTTGTAACTTAATCTTTTGTTCTAATTCCCTAATCTTGTTTTGAAGATAGCCAACACTGTTAACAGCGTATTCGACATCATTACTCTTTTTGTTGTTTCCTCCCTTGGTTTTAGTTGGTGCTGTAGGTGTTTGACTTTCATTAGATGATTTCGGATTAAATATATTATCCGCTAACCTCTTATATTCTGACTTGATTTTGTTAAGTGCTTGCAACTCTTCTTTTGCAGCCTGATTATAAGGGTTATTCTTAATCAAGTCTTGTTGTTTCTTAATATGTTTGTCTAATTCCTTAATCTGATTAGTATATATATTCTTTTGACCTTGCGTTTTTCCGTCACCAAGATTACCAATCATTCTTTGAACTTTATCACTACCACCTAAAGCCAAATAACGGTTTTGAACACGTCCTAACTCAGTGAAATTATTAAGTAATTCACCAAGTCTAGTTGTTGCTTTTATAGCACCTATTTCTATTGAATGAAAGAAACTGTTAGAAGATTCTGTTAGTGGCTGAAAAGTCCTACCTAGTTTCTCTAGTTCATTCTGCAACTCTGTTTCTTGTTTCTTTGCTCTGTCTGCTGCTGTCTCGACATAATCACCTGCTTCATTCATCTTTTCTTTGATGATTTCTGCAACTGCCTTTGTCATATCACCGCTATCTTTCATTTTCTCTTTAATCTCTGCTGCTGAAAGTCCTAGATTATCAAGAATAGGCAAAGACTTACGACCAAGGCCAGTAACGATACTGTCAACCATATAATCTATAGATTGACCAGTGTCTTTTGCTTTCTGTTGTGCGAAAGCCAATAAAGTACCCATTTCATCAATATTTAACTTGAAATCGTTGAATTTAACCGCTTGTTTCATCAATTCCAAGTCAGTAACGGTGTTGTGTGTTTCTTGTCTTAGTTTATCTAACAAGTCACCTCTATTTAAACGCTCAAAAGCTAGTCTAATTCCTTCGCCTTGCTCAGCAAGTTTAACACCCTCTGAAACTGTACTTTTAAACCAATCTGCAAGTTGAACACCGCTAGTAATTGCACCTAAAGCACCACTTAACTTGCCAGCCATTCCAATCATCTTACCCATTGAAGTATTAAACCCATCACCAATTTTAGAACCTTGGTTTTGTAGTTTGTTCACTCGCTTCATTACATCGTCTATTTTCTTATCAAAATACTGGGTAGATAAGATTATTTCCTCTTTTAATTGATTGTTTGCCATTGTATTAGATTATTCCTTTATCTTTTAGTTCTTTCTCTCTTTGAAGTGCCATTGCTTTAATGTTCTCTACTTCATCTGCTGTGTAAGTGTGACTAGGTGTTTTTGATTCGCTGTTTTCTTTTTCCCAAGCAAATTTGATAATGTCAGTTGGTTTTAGTTTCTTCTTACTGTTTGATTGTGCAATTACATAACTAATCATTCTTGCTTGTTCCCATTCCTCTTTGTGTCTTAGGTGTAATGATTCACAGATAATAGATAGTTCGTAAGGTTTCATTTCATCTAGAAAGTAAGGTACAGAAACAACACCGTATTGAACACATACCAATTGGAATAACTCAGTATAGGTTATTACGCTTTCCTGTTCGTTCTGAGGCTCTTTTTTTTTGCTGTAGTACTTTCTATCTCATTAACCATAATAAGCCATTCTGTGAACTCTTTTATTGCTGTAGGCTCATTATCTAGCCACTCTAAGAAATCATCAAAGGTAATTTCAAATTCACAGTCACTTGCTATAACCACACAATAGAAATACATTATGGTTTCTGTGATTGTTGTAGGGTTAAAAGGTTTGTTCATTGCTTTCTCATAAGCAATAACACTTCTAAAGGTTTTCTTTAGTTTGATTGTTCTGTCTTTAATTGTAATTTCCATATTGATACTATTTTCTATATAAATATTTCTGAGAAACAGAAAGTATAAAGATTTGAGAAAAAGAAAAAGGTAGCAACTTTGATAGTTACTACCTTTGTATAATATAACGCTGATATTCTTAGTTTATCATTACGCTGTTTTCTTTGCAAGTGCTCCGTGTCCGTTGAAGTTCACAGAATATGTTGCAACACTTCCGTTATCTGCACTAAGGTCAATACTTGATACTGTCACTTGACCATAATACATATCATCGTTAGAAGTCCAACCGCCAGTTGGTACAACGTGACCGTCTGCATCTGGTGCTGTCTTTGCGCTGAAATTCTTAACAGTGCTGAAAGCAAGTGTAAGAACTGTCTTATTCAACATTGCATCTACTAACTTATTGAAGTCAGTAAGAACAAACAAGTTATCACTACTTGCAGTCCAAGTTATACGACCAGGAATAGTGCTGTTAAAGCCAGCTGAATCTTTGCAAGAAACATCTATATCGTCACTTGAAATATTAACGCTGCAAGATGTTGCACAAGCAAGGGTTTTCCCACTTAGAAACAACTGTATCTGTTCGCCCATTATTGTGTTTGCCATAATACTAGTATTTTAAAGGTTTTTATTTTATTCTGTTTCATCTGAATCTTTTGTAGATTCATTTGTGTATATTATATTGATTTTTGCCGAAAATTGAAGTTGCTGTATATAGGTATCTTCTACAAAATCCTCTGTCACATTATCTAATTGGATATTATAAAAATATTCGTCTCTGTAATTCTCTAAAATCTGTCTTACACGTTCTGCAATCTCTACGGTCTGAAAGTAGTTAACGGCTGCAATAGCAATACTGATAGTTGCACCATCATACATTAGCAAGTCTTTTGTATAGTTACCGTAAGCACTTTCTTTAGTGAAGATAATAAAAGGGTAAGAAACGCTTTCTTCAGCAACTAACGGATATATTTTATCATCTACAAACTCTTTAAGTTTTTCATCAGATATTAGTAAGTTATAGATATGTTTATTAACCGAAATTGATGTTTGTTTCATTGCTTATAAAATTTCTCTCTCGCTTTGTTTATTGCTTCATCTAGATTTTTCTGTAGTGACTTCTGAACTTCTGACTTTGTAGATTGTACTGCACTAGTGAAGAAAGTACGTGTAATAGAACCAGTGGAATGATTAGCAACTTTCATTTTATGGTGATTGATAATCTTGATTGCTCTAGTCTTACGTTCACCTTTACCAGCTTCTATCATTGTTAGTATTGGGTTATAGTTCTTACCTTTTCCCATAACTTCAACACGTCCACCGCTACCATCTTTAAACACCTTTGACATTACACCTTTTTTGAATGGTGGCAAAGTGTATTTCATTCGTTTGTTATTGGTGAATAAGATAGTTTTATCTATATTCAAACTACCACTTTTAAATTTCAGTGCTTTCAAGTTGCTAACGGCTTCTTTCCTTATAATATTAAGTGACTTTCTTAAACCGTTCTTTAAGGCTGTCTTTAACTTGCTACCTTTGACATTCATTAGAAAGTATCTAAAACCGCCATCATCAAACTTAGTTGTTACAAACTCTGCCATTGGTGTTAATCGTTAATCAGTTCTGTTATTACTAGTTTGTCGTTTCTGTCCTCGATACGGTTTTCAATTGTGATAACTCTGTATCTCTTACTTTCAAACTCTATTAAGTCAAATTCTGTAAGTGGAACATAAGAACGAATGTTGAAAGTCTTTTGATAAGGGTAAAAGATTTCACCGTTACTGTTTTCTCTACTTCCGCTGTCGTGAAGTACCCTAGCACGTGTTTTGTAACTTACGCTATAGTCTTGAATCTGTTCGCCGTATTCGTTAACCGTTGTTTTCGGTGTTAGAATCTTGATTGGTTTCGTCAATAGTCCAGCCCTCTTCATTTTCAATTTCCTTTTGCTGTTTGTTATGTTCCAAGTGACATTCTAACCAACGTTTCTTGTCGTTATTCTCACCTCTGTAGTTCCTATACAAGTCAATTAGATATTGATAACTGTAAGGTACGTTTACACTGTTTGCAAAGGCTACTGATTCCCTATTTGCGTAAAAATTACCTATAAGAAGTAACATTGCTTGAATCAATGGTGACGGAATAAAACCGTCACCATCTTCAAGCTGTCTAAGTTTAGTATCAATATTTCTTTCTACAACTTTTTCGGCTACCTCAACTAAAGACATCAAATATTCATCATCGTCTCTGAAATCTTCATCAATGTTAAGGTGTTTTTTAACTTGGTATAATTGTATATACATTGTCTATTGATACTTGATATATATTAGTTTTAATTGATTACGCTAAAGTTCCTGCAGTAAATGCGCTTGGTCTCAAAATCTTTGCATCAAAGTAAGCGTTTACAACCAATCTAATCTGACCACTTCTTGCAAGTGTATAAGGGTCAACTGTCAAGTCAATAGCACCCCACTGGCCAATTGCAAGATTAGAGAAGTCACCATAAATGTAATTCTTTCCACTTACGTGTGAAGTGTTGATTGCCTTAGTACCGTCAATTTCTCCGTTCTCCATTACCAACTGAGTTGACTTGCTAGATTTTGCCATTGCTCTAAATGCTGCCTTAGCCTTGTTTGACATAACGTAAACACAGTTACCGTTAATATTTGCGTCCTCAATATCTGCTTCTTTCTCACATACATCTGCAAAAGATGAAACAGAACTTGCAGAAATAGCGTCAAACATTCCTTGTGGCTGTGTAGTTGTTCCACTCTCAGAACCTAAAATAGTTGCTTCCAACTTGCTATTGATAGCCTTAACTAAGTCCTCCCTAATCAACTGTTCTGCTGCAAGTGAATCTTGTGCAATAAACTGTTTAGATAGGTCAATATAAGCGGTTAACCTCTTTGGCTGCAAAGTAACGTGTGAAAAACTTGGGTCTCCACTAGTTGCATCTGCTACTTCACCAGCCCAACCAACGTTAGTAGCTGACATAATAGGTACTTGAACATCACCAACCAAGTTAGTGAGATACTTTGCGCCTGCCTCTACTAGAACGTTCTTTGCTCTCAATGGCTCAAGAATGTTAGTAAACTCAGTTTCTACAACTTCATCGTGTTCGTTAGCAACTGTAATTGTACGACTTTCCAAAGGTAGCTGAATTTGACCACCGAAAGAAAGTCCAGACTTTCTCATTTCCTCTGCACCTGCGTTTGCAACTGCCTTTGTTACATCATCCATTGAACGATTGTTAGCAACATCACGAATTGCTTTAATAAGTCTAAATTCTTTGTTCATTGTTTTTCTAATATTAGAATTACTGTTATTTATATTTCTTTCTTCATTGTCCTTTGATTCATCATCTTCTTTGTCTGTTTCTGATTCCTCGCTTTCCTCTGATTCTTCATCATCGTTTGACTTGGTTTCTTCTACTTGCTCTGATTCCTCATTAGACTTTGTTTCTTCGTCTTTATTATCTTCATCATCTAGGCTTTTTATTTCCTCTTTGATGGTGTCGATTTCCTTTACTTCATCTTCTGTTAGTTCACGTAGTTCTTTCTTAGCATTATCCAAGATTTCAAAAGCACGTGTTTTCAATTCCTCTTTTGTCATAAAGTGCATTTTATTATAAATATCAGATTAGTTGAAAAAATTAAAGTTCGTCTATCTCTTTTTTCATTGCATCTAGTTTTTCATCAAGTGCCGAAATCTCGTCTAACTTTCTCCTACTTACTGAGGTTGCCAAATACGCTGGCTCAAATACGGCTGAACAGTCAAACAACCTATCAATTTTGGTGATTTCCCTACGTAATTTTCCGTCACTGTCTCTATACCATTTATCACCGTCTTGTGCAATAGTAAAAGCGAAAGAACTAGTTGTAATCTCACCTCTCTGCAAGTAACTTAACAATTCATCACCTAACTGTGTCTTTGGTGCTTCAAAACTGTAGTGCAAACCATCATCAGAAAGTGCAAGTGTAAGGCTACCTATTCCGTATCTTGAACGTGCTAAAACACCTCTGCTTGAATCGTGATTCAGATAGAAAAAAATATCACTTCTTTCAATGGTTTCTTGGTCTATTGCACTAGGGTTTATTCTCTCAATATAGCCCATATCCTGACTGTCTGAGTTAAAGACAATTGCAACACCTTCAACTAGTCTGCTATCTTCATTACTACGTTTTATCTGATTAGTAATATTCCTAATTTCTTTGTTTTCCATCGTAATTAGATTATTAGTGTGTTTGTGGCTATTGCTAGCCACAAACATTATTTAGTATCTTAGTAGTCACCACAATTTATACCGTTATTTTTCCAATCATCTACTATTGTTTCTAGCGTTGAAATCCTATTTTCTGTTGCAGCACTGTAAGCGTTGAAAGCCGAAATAGTTAGGTAGTCTGCTAGTTGGTCTGTAACATCAACATTTTCAATTGCTTCATCTACCTCTGACTTAGTGTAAACATTGCCACTATAACTATTAAAGTCAGATATTGCTAACTTGGTATCTACAACACCACTAATAGATGTAATGTCAGAATCTACACTAGCTGAATAACTGTTGAAGTCTGCAATAGATAACTTGGTGTCAATTGCACCGCTTAACGCTGTTTCTACGCCCTCTGCACGTATTTCTTCATCACCTATTGCAGTTGTTAGGGCACTGTAATTTGATGCAACTGTAGCCGTTATCGCATTCTCCTTTGCTATCGCTCTAGATTCTTCATTTGCAATTGCTGTTGCAAGTTCTGTAATATCACTGTCAGTTGAACTAGATAGGCTTTCTATCATTCCGCTAAGAACTGATTCCGCTTGACTTGCTCTTACAGTTTCACCAAAGATGGTGTCAGTAATACCAGTAAGTACATCTATTCTTGCTGAAAGTGCGCTTTCTGCTGTGGTTGCTCTCAATACCTCATTAGAAAGTGCCGTGTCATTGCTTGATATATAGTTAGAAACAACTCCACTGATTGCGCTAACTGCTGAATCGTTAGAAGATATATAGGTATCTAACTTTCCACTGATTGCAGTTTCTTGGGCTGTTGCCCTCGCTACTTCATCACTTAGAAGATGGTCGTTAGAACTGATATAATTAGCAAGGTCTGTAGCTATCTTTGTTTCTGCTGATATTGCACGTGTAGTTTCTGCTTGCAGTGCTGAATCATTAGAAGAAATATAGTTAGAAACAACTCCACTAATAGCATTCTCCTTTGCTGTAGCCCTAGTGATTTCGTTAGATAGGGCGTTATCGTTAGAAGATATATAGGTATCTAACTTTCCGCTGATTGCGGTTTCTTGGGCTGTTGCCCTCGCTACTTCATCTGCTAACAAATGGTCGTTACTTGAAATGTAGTTTGCAAGGTCTGTGGCTATCTTTGTTTCAGCAGAAGTAGCACGTATAATTTCAGACTGTAAAGCACCGTTGTTAGATATTATATAACTTGATACTTCACCGCTAACATACTGTATCTTGTCATTTAAGGCTGTTTCCTGACCTCTAGCACGTGTTTCTTCATTGGTGATTGCAGTTGATAAGGTAGAAAGATTTTCGGCTGCTGTAGCCCTTATTTCTGCCTCTGCTGCTGTTGCCCTAGAGATTTCCCTATTAAGGTTGTCAGTTATACCGCTTTCAGCGTTGGTAGCCCTAGTTATTTCCGTTGCAAGATTGTTTGCAATCTGAGTCTCAGAACTAGTAGCCCTTGCAACTTCATTTGCTAAAGCTGTGTTGTTGCTGATTATGTAATCATCTATCTTATCATCAAGTGAGGTTTCAGCAGAAATAGCCCTATTGATTTCACCGTTAACAGCATTCCAAATGGCTGTGTCTGCTGACGTTCTTAGTTCGCTTTCGTCTGTGAGGTCTTGACGCAAACCGTTGATAAGGTCTGTTAGTTGTCCCTCTCTAGTGGTTGCTCTGTTAACCTCATTTGTAAGTGCTATATTCAAATCAGTTTCAGCACTAGTAGCACGTGTGATTTCTGCTTGTATTGCTGCATCGTTTGAAGTCATATAGCTAGATACAACACCGCTTATAGCGTCTTCTTTCGCTGTAGCCCTTGCGATTTCATCATTAAGGGCACTAGTAGACGCTGTTGTTAAATTATCGATTCTTGTATTAATTGCACTGTCTTCATTTTCCCTTGCTGCTGTTTCTGCTGATAGAGTGTTAGAAAGTGCGCTTTCTGCTGCTGTTGCTCTACTTACTTCATCACTTAAAGCGTGGTTATTGCTAGCGATATAACTTGCAAGGTTGTTGGCTATCTGAGTTTCAGCACTTGTAGCACGTTCGATTTCATTTGCTAGTGCTTCATCGTTACTTGCTATATAAGAATCTACTGCACCACTGATAAAATTGTCGGCTTCTGTACGCTCAACTACTTCCAAACCTATTTTGGCATCAAGTTCTTCAAGTGCTTCTTTATAGGTCTTTTCCTCGTCAGGGTCTATTTCTATATCACTAGCGATATAATATTCAGTTGTGCGCTGTACACGCCGATTGTACCATCCATCATCGAAATCAGTGTCCTCAGTGTTGTTAATGGCCTCCCAATTTAATACACCCTTACCAAGTCCGCTAATCTCACGCCAATCTAGTTTGATGTAGTAATCAATTGCAATAGTACCACCACTTGCGATTACATCTTCATCGTATATCGTTGCTTCACGTTCAACTTCTACTACATCATCTTGTGTTTTCCTAAGAAAGAAAGAAGTAGATGAAACTGTATAGAACTTTATACTAAAGTCTGATATGTTGATTAATTTAGGATTTATTTTAAAATTAATATCCGAATTTCTAACCCTTTTCATTATTCTTTATCTTGCTTTTCATAGTTATCTTTATTGTCACCGTTGATAGTGTTATCTTCTATCTTGGTGAATGGTATTATATGTTTATCACCATCTTCACCGATTCCGTTATAACCAAGTTCTTTTCTTACTTCGTTTATACTGAGTACTCCAGTACCGATAAGGGAACTATAGTAATTTGATTGTGCCGCCTTATCTGTTCTAAGTATTTCGTTGGTCTCTAGGGTTATACTAAGGTTACTTTCTGACTGCTTTAGCAACTTACGGTTAAACTCGTTTTCTATCATCGTTATATATGGCTGCAAACAATGTACTAAGAAGTCATTCTGTACTGCTTCCAAGGTGCTATAACTAACTTTGGTTAAGTCACCAAGTAAAACTGGACTAATACCAAAAAACCTTGCTATGTCAGTAACGCTAAACTGCCTAGATTCCAACATCTGACTATCTTTTGCAGAAAGTTGAACTGTCTGATAGTCCATATTTCCTTGCAGTATCGCTATACCACTACCATTTGCAGTATAAGTTTCATTCCAAGCCGCTCTTAAATCTTCCCTTTGTTTCTGATTCACTGGGCCTTGAACTTTCAAGATACCGTTAATCATCATACCATTATCAAAGAATGATTTTGCAGCGTTTTCACTTGCCTGGGCAATACCTAGACTTCTAGCCGCATTTTGAAGTACTGACAAGCCTTTAACACCGTCATAAGAGAACATTACAAAGTGTATCATATCTTTAGGCTCTATACGCTTTTTGATAATGGGTACATCGTAATAAAGTGTGTTTTTGATTTTGTCGTAATTGATAATTACGTCTGTAGGCTCTAAGTACCTAAGTGCCTTTACCGTTCCATCTGTTGCACGTTCTATCAGTGCAAAACCGTTACCCCTAAGAAGTACAGATTGAACTAGTAACTTAATCATTGTAAACTTACTAATAAGGTTGTTTTGATTACGGTCTGAAAACACATAATTAAGTGGGTGTTTGTCCGCTTCGTTCTTTCCACTTTCATCTGTAATCAATATCTTAATTGGAAGTGTTGCAATAGAGTTACTGATAAGTTCAACGGCTCTATAGACTGCACTAAGATTCATTGCTGAATATTGATTAGCGTTTGGAAAGAATGGCAAAGCACCACTAGCATTGCAACCTACGTAGGAAAGTTCACGTTTTTCTTCTTTTTGGTTAGTGATTCCTAACCATCCTAAACCGTTTAATTTCATTTCCTAAGTTCTATTTTCTTTACCTAATTATTTACTTAACAATAAATATTTGGTAATGACAAAAACAACACAAAAAAAGCAAGTGTTTTTCACTTGCTCCTTAATTTATTTTATTATCATAATGTATTTCAGTTAGATAAATTCCTAAAGCCTCGCACATACTAATAACACCATCAATCTTTTGTTGGTTTTCCTCTTTGGTTGGTTTAACGTTATCGTTCCAATCACTTTTTAGCACAACGTTAGCGAAACAAAACCTAGTTATCTCGTTATCATCAATAATAACCCTATCTGACTTGATTAAACGTTCTATTTCCTTAGTAGGTCTGTTGAAGTTTCCTAGTGACTGTGAAAACGGTGCTAACGGTTGCCCTAGTTCTGTCATCTGAATTGCCCAACTAGTGCTGTTCCAAGTATCATAAGCAATACTTTGGATAGGTATTATTTCACCTAGTTTCATTATATCGTTGGTGATTGCTTGATAATCCGTAACGTTACCGTCTGTAATCTTCAATAACCCTTGATTTTTCCACTTTCTGTATAGTTCACTATTACTGTTATCTGTTAGTGCTGATTTCGGCAAATAATACCAAGTCTTAAAAATAAACTTATCATCTGTTGGAATCATTAAAGATACTGTTGTTAAGTCACTAACGGCTGCTAAATCAACACCAATATAACCAAGAAACTTTCTATACTGTGTAATATCTACTTTCTGACTGCACTTTAGAAGTACATCGTTACTAATCCATATATCGCTAGTTGCTAACCATTGGTTAAAGTTCTTAGTTCTTACGCTTATCTCTAGTGAGGTGTTGTTTTTTGCTTGCTGAATCTGTTCTTTTAAGTACTGAGGTTTGACGGTAACACCTAGGTTTGGATTAGCCTTTATCCAATTCTTTTCATCTTGCCAATCATCACCATCATCTAACGTGTAAATCGCTGTAAACTGTGAGTCATCTTGCTTAGTGTTATAAAGTACTTCAATATTCGTTGACCTCATACCATAACAGAAAGAAAACAAGTTAAAACCAGCTGTGGTTATTGCTAACGCTATTGGGTTATCTCTCATTCCTTGACTTGATTTCATTACATCATACATCTTGGAATCTGGGTAACTGTGTACTTCATCGGCTACATAAAAGTAACTATTCCAACCGTCATTATTACCGCTATCACTTGAAAGAACTTGCAAGAAAGATTTAGTTCTGTCGAATTTAATCTTATCTCTATAGGCTTTAAACCACTTGTGTTTAGGGTCTAGTTTTTGAACTATATTACTACACATATCGAAACAGATTTGAGCTTGTTTCTTGCTGTTTGCGATTAGTTCCACTTCACTATTGTTTTCACCGTCACCAATCAAAGCGTATAGACACAAAGCACTAGCGAAAAAGGTTTTACCGTTCTTTCTCGCTACTTCTATATACACGTTCTTAATAACTCGCTCGTCTGTACCTTTGTAGTAAAAACCATATATGTTATAGATAATCCACTTTTGGAATGGCTCTAATATAAACGGTTTGCCATTGAAACGACCAGTGAAGTGTTTTAGTTTCTGACAAAAGGAAATTACCCTATCTGCCTTATCACCTCTAAACTCTAAATCTTCACGTTTAAACCAATCTAAATATCTTTTTACTGCTAACTTGATATACTCGCAAGCGACAATTTCACCGTTAAGAACTTTATTAGCGTAATCAGTATATTTAGTTTCAATCACCTAACAACTCTTTTAGTTCATCATCATCTTCATTTAACAAGTTAATCTTACTTTGTGCCTTTGGTGTAAGTCCAAATTCTGCAAGTAACTTGGTAATCTGTATTTGTGCATCTAATTGCGTTTTAATAAGTGGATTTCTTGTAAAAGCACCATTCTTTGCAACCATCATTAAACCATCTTTCTTGATACTCTCAGTACACTTGTAAAACATTTCAACGTTAGTTGCTAACATCTGTAGTGGTTGCTCCCATTCATCATTAACTTTGCCGTATTTGAATTTTAAGTACTTTTCAACACTAGCTAAATATTTCTGTGTTGGTGTGCTATAATCTTTATAGTTTTTCATTTTTATATAGTTAAGTTGTTAGTTTTATTGATACTTTTAATATAAATATAAATGAAAAATGGAAAATTAAAAATAAAAGAAAGTGCCTACAGTCTGTGAAGATTGTAAGCACCAACTACATAATTAATATAATTCGTTTTCTTCAATTTCCTTTTGATTTAACAGCGATTTTCTTAAATCATTCCACATTTCTTGAAATCGTTGTTTAAGGTATTCAAAAGTGATTTTTCTACTACATATTATCATTTTCTATTTCTTTGTTAGATTCATCAATACTAGTTAAAACACTTACTGCAAACTCCTTTACTTCTTTCCAAGTTGGTTTGCTAATATATCTATATTCTTTTCTGATTAAGTCTGCAAGTAGTTTATATATATGGTCTCTTGAAAAGAATAGATTCATTATAAATATACTTGTTACTACATCATTACAGCAAACTGCAAATTCATAATTTTTATATCCATCATTATCGAGTTTAGTTAAGTAACAACCACCGATATACTTAACTTCTCTAACTTGAATTTCAACAGTCTGTTTGATTCCTTTTGGTTTAAAACAAAATTCTTTCATTTATTTAATTTTTAAAAGTATTGAACTAAATAACGGTGTCAACACACAACCGCTAAGAGACAATAAACACCACTGCAAGTAAACTTGCAATACAAGAAATTGAAGTATTTTTAAGTGCTTCTAAGTGTTATCCAATGTATCTTACTACCAACATTGATAACTCACTTTCCCTAGGTGATTTTTGCAAAGATACGAAAAAAAATGAGATAACCAAATTTGAGGGCCTAAAAATTGTTAAAAATCTAGATTGGTGTTTACTCCATATAGTTTAAATTTTAATCCATTATTTTATTAAAATATAATAATAAATATTCAAAATTCAAGAAATGTGTTTAAAAAATAATCCTAACGTGTGCGTATGCGCACGTTAAT